GTCATAGCTAGCATAGCTCAGCTTGATAAAGCCCCCATAGGTTGTCCAACAGTATAATATACAATAGTATTTATAGTGTTAGGAACTTTATAGGGTCTTTCGATTAACAATGAAGATCATGCATTAGCCTGTTTATCAGACAGATTAAATATCTGTTTAATAAGAGGTTTCTGTATGCTCATTGGTAATCTATCAGTGGCAGAGCTTAGATCCATAGAAAAACAAGGTTTACCTTGTGATCTAGAAATTGGACCCAATTGATTAAATGTTCCATCTACATCTCTTCTTCTATCTAGTATAGAAAAAAGAGCTTTGTGGAATGGATACATAATTCATTGAGTTCAAGGATCTACCATAGCGAAAACTCTCATCTTACCAGCGGCTTCCTGTTTAAGTCCCAATTTACCTATAAATTTACCTGGTCTTAAAGGACCAGATAAATAAAACTTAGATAAACTCATACAGTATTCCAAAATTGAGATAAAAAGATTTTGTTTATACAAAATCCAATTGGCTCATTTTTTGGCATATTCGATTCGTGGTCTAAGTCCTCAGTTCGATAAAGAACCAGGATTTATACCTAAAACATAACAAATATTTTCAAATAAAAGAAAATATCTATTTTGTGTACCGTATCGGATAGTTGCAAAGGTGTTAAATGATGAATTTCATCTATTAACACCTACTACTTCAAAAAGTAACTTGAAATAATTCAAGTAATGTTTTGGCATAGTAGCAGCAGATCTCAAAAGAGAGATAATACTAGTAGAGGATATAGAAAGAGGCGAAGTTGAATCTTCGTTTCAATCTCTTATCGAAGTTTGAGGAGAACTTGTTAGAATCGGGAATATTTTCATTCTCCCTTCTAAAAGAGTTCTTCCTCTTAGGTGCAATGGTATGAATCGGTTAACAAAGAAGGGAATAAATTTTATTACCTCTTGAACAACTTTTTCATTACCACTAAAGGGACTAGTTATACTAGTTGTTTTAACTTCTGAAGTATAGATTATATCTCTGAAGAAAGAACAAATAGTTAAAGACAATCTGATCGATCAGGGAAAACCTAATCGAATCATTCGTCTAATATAACTCGGGAAGAAGCAGGGGATACCGGATTTTGTTGTTTTAACTCTTGGGGTAGTTGTTAAAGTTTTATCTTTACCAATTACTTTCTGAGTTATAACAGATACTTGTTTAAAGTATTTAACAAAACCGATTTTCCCTTGACAATGCGCAATGCGAGACATTTTATTTAGCATCAATTTGATGCTAGATAAAACTGTTGGAGTCAGACCACCTTTCATTGTTGGAAATAATCTAATGATTACTCCAACTAATGACTGACCCTTATTTCTAAGGATCATATCAAATAGAAAGGGATACGCGAAAGTATTAAGTCTGAACAAGCCAAATTTTTGTTGAAGTACACTAATGTACTTCTGCATTGTTTGGGCCATTGTCTGTCTATCAACCTAATAATCGTAAGATTATTTTGATGGTAGCAAGAACAAGAATCCCCGATGAAACTGATAAAACAGCTCATCGGCCGATTCGAGTATCTTGAACTCAGTTTGGACTGAAGAATCAGATAACTGTAGCAATACTATAAACGATAGAATCGTAAATAGTTTGTCCAGCTCTTCTAATAAATTCGAAAGAAATATTTTCTGATACTAAATCAGAGATATTTTCTCAAATATATATAGAAAAGGCAGGAACAGTCATCATTCAAAAGTCCATAAATTCTTTAATAAGGGTTAGATCCCAAAAAGAAAGAATATTACCAAGAGTAATTCCTTTAACAACTCAATAAAATAAGTTGAAAATGGGACCAATCAAGGTAACTGAGATATAGGCAGGAATTCATCAGATTAGTTCATAATAATGAGAAATATCGGATCATAATCCGGTAATATCATGAATATGATTCATACTCACCATGAAAATTCATGATGAGCATACTAATACTGATGAGATGATTATCTTAGATCATCCAGTCGCAATTTCTGGAGAAAGGAATTCTCGCAATACTGCGTGAAGACCAATCCCAAAGATTGATAGGGCTATTGAAGATGCTATTCATACAATACATACTCTATAAAGAGATGTTCGTACAGATAGCAAATTTCAAAAGCTTAGGGTTCTATTATACCCTACTGGAAGAAAAGATAATCTTCTAAGGCCGATGGCGATTTTTCTTAAAAGAAATCTCATCATTGTTGTTCAGAATAACCTTATTACAGTAGTAGAGGTTTATTTCCTACTACGAACGTGTATCACCTTGAACTGAATTGTTAGTTCAGCTCTATTCTTCTCTGTCCGTCAATCGACGGGGAGCAGATAGCGTTGGACGCAATCGGTGGACGATTCGAGTTATTATCTAGATATGATTTCTATTAGCCGAAATCACCCTAAATAGGTCTCGTCATTTAATGACACTTAGATCTTGGGTTGGATTTCCAACATTAGTATACTTCCTTAGTTAAAGGAATCTCCTAATGGATATATATTATTATATTATCTCACGATAATATATTATTCTATATTCACAGCCTATGCATTACTGCAATTCTGTTAATTGATCCCAAAATTGGACCAAGATCTAAACATCTTGTTCTGTTTGAAAGGTCGAATTAATAGTACTTTGTGCTGGTGATTCCCACCGACTTAGCCAGGTTAACACCCTGGAACAAAAGTATACTAATACTAACTTCCTCATGGACAAGAGGACATTAAAGCCTTGCTTTTTTGCAACGTTCAGATATAATATTTAAACTACATCTTAGTAGTCAGCTCCGAGTCTTCGGAGCCTTTTGGGTTTGCA